ACTGCTCCTTCTATTCCGAGAACTTCTCAGAATAATCATCCTCTAGGCGATGATTTACCTTTTTCATTTTCACCGTGTTCTTCGTCAGGCTTTCTAGAGTCACGCGAAACCGCCTCATCGAGAAACCGTTTTGCTACTTTTAGGTATTTCGCCTGCTTTGCTATTTCTCGTGATTTGATGGTCTCATTGACTCTACTCACCCGCTCAAACCATCTGCTCAATTCGAGCCTGCTTGCGTTGTCGCTTAGCCGCCTTTTCTTTCATCTTTAAACGAGGCATAAAGGTTATATCCCCAAGCTGGACCATGTGGTCTTCAGCATTTTCCGACTCTGCGAGGTATTTACGAATAGAGTCTATAGAGATTGACACAATATACTCCGCCGGCAAGTCAACATGACACTGCTCTTTATTATCCGCTTTAAAGATGTTTAGACTCGCACCTTTAACTCCTAAGTGTACAACGTTGCCTACTTTCGAGATTGAAAGAAATCCCGGTTCCTTGGTCTGGGCTAAGGCGTCTATCACCTTCAAAACTGCTTCGCGCACCATTAGAGGCGCCTGAATGAAAGAATCCATCAAAACTCCTAATTGAAAGTTATATGGTTGAATCCTCAGATAAAGCAAGGACTCGTTTCAGTAATGGTTCGTAGTCCGGTTCGCTTAGGAACTTAACTAACACTTCCTCTGGTATATCGGCGAAATCCTCCTCTTTCAACCCTGTAACTCGCGAGTAGAGTGCTCTGATCTTCTCACTACGTCCTTTAGTCGAAATTGATGCGAGGAATTCTGTGCTAACATCTCTCTCATACATCTTCAAACCTCTCTTTACCCGGAATGTTCTTCGAGTTTGCGGCGTCCACATGCCTGTACCCCCCTTCCTTGGCAGAGAACCAGCGAGATGAGAGAATTTCACCAGTGTTTCCAGGACCGTAAAATCCGAGATGAATATGGTAACCTCGTTCGGTACCTCTCACGTTCTCGAAAATTATTTGCCTAATATACTTCTTACCAGAATTGGCGGCCACGATCTTATCGAACGCTTGTTTTGTCTCCGCGTAGTTGCCATACGCTACATCCAATGCTAATCCTTTCGGATGGTCGCTGGTGCTACTGGCATATAAAGTCGTCTTGTTCTTAGCGACACTTCTATAAGATGATGTCACTATGCCGGGAACTCCTAACTCTGAGAATCTCGTCTCTGTAGACTCTAGGTTAGCTCGCACCTCTTCATCTGTTATCAGAGCGAGATGATCCAAATTAGATACTCCTTTCAGTAGTGGGTTTATTCTTCGACCAATGCTGGCCATACCCATGTTCATTACTCTACCTACGTAAGTAATCATTCCTCTGGGAGGAGCAACTCTATTTAGTACAGTAGAACCGGGTATAAGCCTAGGTCTTTCGGAACTGTTATCAAAAATGATGTTAACTTTATCAGTCTTCATCGTCTACGCTCCCTTCCTCGCCTCCTAAAAGCCCTTTGTTCCACGGCTTCTCAAGTACCTCCTTAGTAGACATGGTTTTAGCCACTTCTTCTTTCTCCATCACAGGAGGGGTGTTAGGGTTAGGTCTGTTGAGAGCCAGAAACGACTCAGGGCTGATTTCCATAGATTCTATTCCTTGTGGAAGTTCATCTGGAGTCACCTCAACAGTGTTGAAAAATTCATCTTTCTCACCATACGCCTCGCTAGTTGGAAAAGGAGGCAGGATGACTACATCATTGGGCAAAGAAAGCTTATTTTTGGAAACAAGCACTAGCGCATCTATTTTCCCTGGTGAATACGGGTAGGTCTTTGCAAACAATATTTTACTCATTTCTCTTCTCCTTTCTCTGCAAACTTCTTGATGTACATCTCAGAAGCAATCACTCCCATCTGTTTAATGATGACTTCTTTCTGTCGTGAGCTTAGAATGGTCTCCCACCCTTCAATATAGGTAGCGAGTATACCCTGCATATCAATGGTTTTGAACATCCTATTTACATAAGCGTTCACCGTCTCAGTCTCCTTTGCTCTGCCTTCGTGCATAAGATACGCCGCGATGGCATTACGTAGCTCCTGATCTTTATCTGCCACTAACCGTTCTACTGACTTGTACACGAGCCGCTCGGCCACCGAAAGCGTCTCAAAGCTCATATCCTCATCAGAACCGCTCGTGGGAATTGATGGGGCGGGCGCTCTTCCCTGTGAGATAGCTAGAGCGGTTCCAAGCGACGGTTCAGAGACGACTGTGTCATTAACTTGCGCAGTAATACCTGCGTCTTTTTGCATCACTATATCCAACTCCGCCTTCTTGTAACTCTCCTTTTCATCGATCCTTATATGCCTAACTGTTTCAGAATCAAGGTCTAGAGTAACGAAGCATACCTCTGTTACATGAGAATGGCCCTGAATGGAGGAATCGTTGAAGCGCCACAACTGTGAGGCGTCTATAGAAGGTATCTTGTTGATGCCTCCCATCGCTAGCACCTCTAGCTCCCAGGAATCATCTTTCATGAAGCCACCTATATGAGTTATGTGACTACTGGATCCTACTCTACCCCATTCAGCCTCGTAAATTTCCGAAGAGATAGGAGAAGCTAATACAGGGAAGATGCCACTGAAGTCAGACTTCCTCACGTATGTCTGCTTCTCCCTAAGGTATGTGGAGGAGAGCATACTATGTAGCACGCCATTGAATCGCAACCAGAATGCTTTCGAGCAACCGAGCAATACCATGAGGATGTGTTTGTACATCCAGCGCCTTCTCTCCTCCAGGGAGCGAAAAACACTGTAATCACGTGATATTTGCACCACACCTTCTACCCTCTGTGGGTTATTCGATATAAACATCGATAATACTTTAGTCGAGGGACAATGGGTTACACTTAAAGTTCCATCCTCATTGCTAGTGATAAGGAGAAATTTCGAAGCGGCGAGGTATGGCCTATTCATGGGAACTTCTTTATCGAAGCCCTTCTTGACGTCCATGACCTCCACTTCATCGTAGTATCTCCCAGTCACATGTGAATTAGCAGCCATTAATGCTCTGCATGCTATCTCAAGGTATACCTTTCTGGCCAGGCGTGAGTCTTCTGTGCTGCTTATCTCTCGAGCGACTACTGATGATAATGACTTACCGTTAACCTCAGTCATGAGAAAGGGGTTAGATTTTAGAAGTTGATCGAATTTGATAGGCGAGAAGGTTATACTAGCGTAAGTCTTACTCAGAGATCGGACAAACTCAGCCGCGATCTGAGGTTTCGCTCCCTTCAGTAGTAGAATTGCGTATAATATCCTTGAAGGCCCTGAAACGCCGTCTGTCTTCATATCCCTGCCGCCTGACACAGCTTGCCATACGGAATTGGCTTTAGCCAGATCTGACTCGGATATCTTTTTGATATCTTCTTTTTGCTCGTCGAGCAAAGAAGGCAAGTCAGCGGCTAGACCTCCTCTAAATGGGCCAGCTGTCCATAATCTATCAATTCTCATAATACCCCCAGAATAGTGCGGTTAATGTCTTTGTCTGCTAAAGCGAACTTGAAGAGCGTGTTTAAAAGATGAGATAATTCTGGTTCAACAAATTCGCAGACAGCTATCAGAAGGTTAATGCTATTCAAAGCAGTGTACATGCGGAAACTATTCTTCTTCACATCTGTCATAGAAGCTGTGAACCTTAGAACTTCTGTTTCAACATAATTACTGAAGGCGTCCGTAGCTACTTTAGCTATATTCTTAAGCACAGGCACGAGAAGTTCTCCCGTTAATACTTCGTCCAGTCGTAAGCTCTCGTTCAATTGAGCTTTAAGATGCTCAACTTCAGAGACTAATGCTATATTAGACAACATGGCTCTGGTGGTTGGAAAGGCGCCAGAAACCAAAGAAGAAAATGGAAGTATACCAGTGAAGGCGGTACCATCCGTTTCGATAGCCTGGAAGACCACTTTAGGGATGGTAGAGCTACTTCCATCTTCGTCCGCTTTTGATCGGAGCAGCCTGAAATGTTTATCCTCTTCAGCTAGGAGATATGTGGATCGGTCCGACTTGTAGAAAGGAGTAGGATTCCCAATGAATGGATCCCCATCTTTATCCACGAGCATAAGGGATACTGCCACCTCTGGTCTCTTGGTAGTGGTGCCTCTCATAGAATACGCTGCGTCAGATGAAGCCATTGACAGAAGTGAAGGAGAAAGAATTCCATATACCCATGAATTCAAATCTCTAGTAAGCCATGCAGCGCCGGCTATCGCGTAAGCTTGAATAACGCGTTTAATTTCGTTTATCCGTGTACCACCTTCGGATTCCTCGAACCAGATGCTGACATCAGACATATTGTCCACCACTGAAGCCCATGCTTCTAATCTTATATCTTTAATCTGGCGCAAGTTCGTTAACACTGCTTTAACGATTGAACTCAGGGCGGAACTGAGAGCAGGATCCTCGCTCCATTGTTTATAATCGCCCGTGAAATCAACCATCTCACCTGCGCGAATGATATCAGAACCGGAATAATTTAGACTAATATCTCTAAGGTCACTTCCATCCACTCCTGATCTGAAAGAGACGGTTCTCACGTTAAAGAGTTTCTGAAAACTAAGGGTCGGAACAATCTCTATTTTGGTATTAGGACTAGAGGCTATAGCTCTGACTGTGTTCATGAAACTTCTCGCCTCTGCGTAAGACTGCGGGGGCTTTATGTTAGCTCCGGTAAAGTTGACGTCCATTAAATAGTTTGATACTTTGAGAAACTCCGCGAGATCTACGGTTGACGAGAGAGGGTCAGGTACTGACGGAAGACCTTTAAGAATGTAAGTTACAGCACTCTTAAATTGCTCTTGTCTGCTCATGAACACAGCCTTTTCTCGTCTCACATCTATCTGCTGACCCGTCCATTGAATAAATAAAGTTTCAGCGATAGTGTTAATGTCATAGTATCCTACCTTTTCAGTCAGAAATTTCTTCAAGTTTGAAAAGGCTGGTTTAATGCGTGATTCATACTGATTGATGTATGTCCAAACGAGATGTTCAGTCGCTATTATCTCATCAGTAGCTATGATACGATCAGTCTGACGCGACACTATAATGTCTACTGGGCCACCCCATCTGGCGATATCAGCCGCATCTTGCAGAACGACAGCTATCCACATAGTGAGAGCGTTCTTCTGTTCCGGCTTGAGTGCTCCTCCGACGGCGACATCTACCGCGTTCATTAATGTGGTGTACTGTACTTCGTGTGTATTAAACTGACGTGCTACCATCGCGACACGCCTCTCTGCTCCATATTGCCTACCGAACGTGGCGGTGACAATCTGTGCGAACACGTCGCGTGATACCGCAAAGGGATCAGCGTCTATCGCAGTTTTTGCAAGTGACTTACCAAATGAGCGCATCGTTATTCCGGCACCGTCCCCGACAATGCCGATCTTAAGCCTAACATCTTTCCAGCCCGGGGTGTTAGTTGTAATGATAGTCTCCTGACCGATTTCAGGTATCACAGCTTTGAAATTCATGTTTAGCTGGGGAATTGAGAGATTTTTACTTGTCATCCTTTTCTCCTTGATTCAAATTAACGTTCGAAACAATTGATTTTCTGATCTCCGAATTCGCAAAGATCGCCGACAATGATTGTTGCAGAGCCTCCAGGTTCTGTTGAGCATTTGTTGAAATTTCGGTACTCGCGCTTGATTTAACTACGGAGTCCAATGTTTGAATATTGGTCTCTTTGTTGAGATTAACGGCTGCCTGTAAATCCTTAGCTTCCATCAGTCTTCGTCTCCTATTGTTTGAGCCAGTAGATTAAGGGAATTATCTTGTGTGATTACCATATTCATCTCTCGGCGTGTGTAGGGTATATCACTTATTGATGAAACCACGCCATCATCTTCGGTCTGTACTTTAGTGTAGTCCCGTAATATGAAGGAATCGGAATCTCTATTCAAAAAGAAAGAAGAGACACCGGAAATGCCGCTACCTATCACCTCTGGGTCAGCGAATACGGGATGCAATACCGCCACAACTCTGTAGCCGTTTGCGAGGGCAAACTGACCAATAACCTGAAGCAGAACTGGAACTCCGAGTGACGCTCCCCCTTTTCCAGTAGCGAAGCCTCCAGTTACTGTTGGATCAAACCATAACCCTAGCAATGAGTCTATCAACAAGATACCAGGAGTTCCGCCCTCGATGCTAGACTTCACTTTCTGTTCAATGACATTCAATAGAATGTCCAGATGATAGGGGATGGTGTAGCCAGGCTCTCCTAGCTTAAGATAGTGGGCAGACATAGCATCTGGTATGTTTGGAATCACCGATTCTCTTAGCCATGATGTTTTCCCCGAACCCGCTTGCCCCGTAACTATCGATAAACCAATAGGAAGAGAGAGTTCTCCTTCTAAGGGCACCTTCATATCGATAGCGCTGTTGATGTTCTTGATCTTAGGTCTTAAAGCATTTAACCAACCTGTCAGACCCGCCTGCGCATCAATATCGTCAGAGATGTTTCCTCCCCGCGCTAGTTTGAAACCCTGCTTCAGAACGCTGCCTGACGTTCCCTTATTAAGAGCGGCAATTGCTTCATCAAATGTGATTGTTTTAGGAATCATTTTCCCTCCCATAGATAGTTAAGTCGAGCGCTTTGTTCCGCGTCGTAAGTTAAATAATACATGTCGAGTAGCCTCCTCGATACATCCTCTTCGTTAAGTTTGTAATTGATCGCATCAGGATTTAACGCAAATACGATATCGTTTAGATTAGTCATCTCACCTACTATAGGCGGTCGATTTTCCGGATTCATACCGTCTTTAATGTAATCGTCTAATCCTACATTTCCTAATTCGCGTAAAGTAGAGTTAAGTACATGCCAAACGGTTGCCCACCCAGGGTTCGCTTGATAGTACTTATTTCGTTCGATAAGCCCGAAACCTGGCACCCTCCTTCTGGCGCCTCCCCACTCGTGCTCGGGAACCAATATGTTCTTTAAGCTATTCACAAGTTGAGGGATTGCAGACAATACACTACCATTAGCAATGAAATCCTGTCCAAGAAAGGAAACGTGAGGTTCCTCTTCGATAGTCATACCACTTTTAGATATGCTGTCTAAGAAATCTCTCTTCACTAAGGGTTCTCTAAAGGACATGACAGTATCATCTCCACTATTCACAGTTCTAACTCCATCTATCTTATTAGATAAGAATGTAAGTAGATCGCTTTCGTCGAAATCTTTCCGTACCATTCCTATCTCGACCAGCGTTGAGAAGAGCATAGAGGTGAAAGCTGCTTTATCCTCTGGTGACACACCGGCATAGCCACTAGGCATACCATAGTCATGCAATAAGTGCATTTCTTTGATTTTTCTCGGGTCGTAAGTCCATGCCCAGCTCGAATACGGAGGTCCGTCTTCAAAACAAAGCATCGGTCCGTGAATGCATCTCCTAAGATGATCCACCCAGCGTGGGTCACAGCCTGCGTCGATATAACCTTGGCGTAAGCTCTCGAGGACGTCGAAGTGCAGATTTCTATCTAGTTCTTTGACATCTAATTTGAGTAAGTACGGGTGTTGAGAAAATTCTAGTTTCCGCACGTTATCTGTTCCCTCATGATTCTTCCACACCGAGTTCCCGAACTCGAACATTCCTCGCTGTATCTGTTTGTAGAAAAATACATTGGGAAGGTTTACAGTTTGACTTTCCTGCGCGACCTGCCGTGATCGTTGGGCTTGCATGTGTGGATAATGTCTTGCAAACGAAGTGTGTAATGTCTTGTCACTTACCCTCTCAACTCCTTGGTAGTCAAAGACCTTTCTAACTTTCCACTCGTAAGAGACTATCGTTAAACCCTTTACTCTTAACACTTTAAAGGAATCCGGCTGCCTGCGGTAGCCTACAACTCCACCATACACGATTGCATACGGCAGTTGTAATAAGCCCTCAAAGCCCGCTTTGTCGTAAGTATCCAGAATATCTTCGCCATAATCGATCCAAAAGTCTACTATTCCTTTCTTGTACTCCAGACTTGTGGTGAAGGCTGGAAATGAAGTAGTGCTTGTCTTTTTAATCGACGTAGCCCCAACTTTTCTATTCTTATACATTAAAGCGCCAAGCATCCTCAGTGTTTTGGTATATGATGGTTTCATATCCCAACGTTTTGCGGTAGCTATACCCCCACGAGGTACCGGCCAGTAACCTGGAACTGTCAAGCATGGTGACCAATCCATATCTGGAAAAATGGCCGACAATTTGCAAACCAGTCTTGTAGCTAACTCACAAAACTTAGCGTCATTAATAACGCCGGGGAAGATCTGGAAGGCGCTATTCCCAATACGCGGTCGGGAAGCGAGCTCTTTGATCTTCTTGTCAAAAGGGGAGGTGATAGAACTATCCATTTAAAACCCCCTTTTGCTCCAAGAGGTTAGTGACCCACATGTATACTTCGTTGGCCGCGTGCCACTGTATTCTGAGTCGTATCGCGTCTTCCAACTGCTTATCAGTGACTTCTCCATCCTGTCTTCCTTTAACAGCCTGTAACCTGGAATCGAGATAGGCCAATTTGTATCTATACAATTCACGGAGACGCCCAGCTAGAGCGACTCCTATATCATGAGGCTCCAGCAGAGCACACATTTTATTGACATCTGAACTGGTAATCATTCCGAACCTCCTAAACTTAGATTGCTTTTCGAAACCGTGACAGCATAAGGAATGCTAGTCCTTCGGCTACACGTGCCTGTTTCTCCCTCTCTGCATCATCACCAATAGGTGATCCGACGGATAATAGCGCAAGTAGTCTTGCGTTGTTTCGTCTGTTCATAAGCAGTGTAGAGGGTCTCCCGTCTCCATACCAGGTTACGATTGCTTGCAGATCTCTGAATGATGGCATGTCAAAGACTGCTCTACTCATGTGGATCTCTGAGTTTGTCACAATCTCGCGTAATTCGAGAGCTGTGTCTAGATTGTCTTTCATACATTCTCCTATTTGAAGAGTAATTCCTCAAGATTTCGATAACCGCTAGTGCGATCACGACAACGATCATAGTTCTGACACATAGCGCGTGCACTGTCTCCATACTCCTCCTTAGTTAGCGAACAACTCGGTAAGCGACGCTATTAGTGGCAGTTTTAAAGTGAGTCTTGTGCCTCACCTTAATATTTCACGTCCTTTTCAAGCTTCCAGAAGTAATTTTCAACTTCTTTGGGAGTCTTGCCCAATAATTCGCTTTCAGTTAGGGTAATCTCGTCCTCCCAATAGCTACACACTGGGTACCAGACGTCCTCTACCTTTCCAAGCACTAGGATTGTGTTAGAAGAGACAGTGGGATCAATCTCGTGAGTGACAAATTTGACTTCAGTAATCTTACCTGTAATCTGTTTGCCCAATTCTCTGAAATAATACGTATCGCACATAAATGTGTCATGATCGTACTCTTTTAATAAATTCAGATAAGGAAATGCGTTGAACATGATCTATATCCTTTAGTAGTTTAGACAGATACTAGCTGCACATGACTCAAAGGTTGCATGTTACCTCAACTTTGTTCTATTGTGTGATAGACTGACGGAACACAGTGATACAGTTATCTAACTCCTCGTCTGTGACGCCGCCCAGTATATCATAGTCTGCTATCGCCCAATCTACAAGTATCTCCTTTCTTCTGCGCTTCTTAAGTTTTCGGGGCATAAACTTCGTCTCCTCCCATTCTTTACGCAGGCGTTCTTTGTCTTGAGCTTGCTTTTGTCTAACTTCTTTTACTTCACCGGCAAATTTGGTCATAACACTCTCAAATGATAGTACGCCAAATATATTCATTTAAACTCCTTCTGACTTTTAAACAGATGTCAACTGTACATGACTCTCAGGTGGCATGTTACCTCAGTTGTGTCTTGAATAAGATGTCCGCTAAGACATTTCCATCAACTCCTCTCAGAGCTGATCCCGTACTAGGAGTAGAATCTGCAACCGCTAAGTATAAGATTCTAAGCAGGGTTTTAAAA